TATCCACTACGACCTTTTTTAATTTCGTAGTACCAAGATTCTGAAGTCTTTCCAGTTAATTTAGGAGTATGAGCTTGCAGTGCTTCTACACCCATTTCTCCGTACTTATCTAAAGCTTCTAGATACTTTCCAGATGATAATTTCTTAAGATAATCATCGGTATTTTTCCAATCTTTCTTAACTGTGAAATAAATCATCTGTTTTCTCCTTATCCTTTAGAATGAGCTTTTGCTCTTCTTTGTGCATTTAAAGCTCGATTTCTAGACATAATTTCATTCTTGCTCATCTTCTTCTGATCTCCAGCTTCTTTAATTGAGCAAACATGAACCAATGTCAAAAGTCGATTAAGATGCCATTTCTGGCATTCAAATGGTATGTTCAAAGAAATCATCCAATAATAGATAATTTCAGAAGTAATAATTTCTCTTCCGCCACGAGATTTATCTGAAAATGTCGTAGCTGTCATTGAGTCATTAATATACTCATCAATTTCTTTAATATTATCGGGTGATAAGTTGTAATACACTTCTGGTTTCACATTTTGTGTAATTGTCATGCACTTAACATAGTCAACAAGCTCTTCAATAGTTTTAGAGTCTCTGCTAAGCCATGGCTTTTTCCACTTAGATTCCCATTTAGATATGGAGACAAGAGAGTGCTCCAAAGTTATAGTTGACTCTTTTGAATATATAAATTCATTATGAACTTGATCCCATCGTTCAGTTTTTGGAATTACTATAGTGAGCATTCTCTTTATCCTCCATTAAAATTTAGGCATTAGACTTTGGTGCAACAGCAGCTTCCTTATGGTCTTCAATTTCCTTAGGAATAATTCCATTTACGAACTTAAGTGCTGAATCTGCGTTTGAAGAGAGCTCCATAAAGAGCTCAACAAAAGCTTCTGTCTGTTCAAAATCCTGACGGAGTTCTTCAGACTTAATAAAGCGTCTTCCATCATCAGATTTCTTTCCATAAGACATGAGAATAATTTTCTTAAAAAGCTCAACCAGCTTCTGGTTGTCCTTTTCATTAGAAATTCTCTTAATCATTGAATCCAATCCACCCTTTGCTGAAAACTCAAGTTCTGTAAGCTCAGCGCGGTTGAGGTTGAAATAGAAATCCTCTGACTGCTCATTTCCGTTGTAATCTGTGTACTTAATAGTCTTTTTTAACATTTTTAGTCTCCTCTTTCAGTTTTTAAAATCTAAAAAAAAGGACCTGTTTCCAGGCCCAATTTACTTCCATTTTGAATTCATCAAGCCTTGGTTGTACCAAGCAGAGTTACAACCTCAGCTGGAAGTGGCAGATAAGCGTCCTTACCTGTATCACCGTCAGTTCCATACAGAGCTGCTTCAAGAGCTGCAAGACCTTCTGGTGAAACCTTTGTTGAATCAATAGTAATTGTTGCAGTTGGCTTAAATGTCTTGTCACCAATCTTTACATTGACAGGAGTTGTTGCAATCTCCCAAGAGAATGTGATTGCTTCTGGTGAATCGTTGACACTTGCATAAGACTTCTCAGATGGAGAAGCAGTAGCACCGTAAACAAGATGCAGCTTATAGCCATGAGCTTCATTATCTGTATCATTGCCCAGAACAGTTCTGTAGCAAAGACCAAATGACTTTCTTGACTGCTGACCAATTACGGCACCAGTTGCAATCTCTGCAGAGCCATCACACTCTCCAAATTCATCTGGATACATGTAGGCCTCGATTGTTCCACCAAATGTTTCGGCAGCACGAAGTGACAGATACTTAATGTCATCTGCATAAATATCGGATGCATCAGCTCCGGAAGGAGATTCAGTTACTGCTGTCAGACCATTCCAGGCAACACCCTTTGGATAAGCTCCACTTACCTGTGGATAAAGTACACCTTTGCTGGTGCCAGTTTCATACAGACGAGAACCAGTCTCATCCCAAACTAATTTCTTACTATCCATATATTATTTTTCCTCCTAATAATATAAATTAAAAGGATAATGGTTAAGATTGTCGGATACATATGGAGAGCTAACAGAAATTCTATCAAACTCTTTAAGCATCTTTTCAATAATTCCATTATCCGGATTTGGATCAATATAAGTAATTTGATACCGATTGATAAAAAAGTATGAGTGATTGTCTGCATACTTTACATTCGGATCATTAAGCGAATATACAAAACAAGGGTAAACCATCTTTATAGTAGAAGGCGGCTGATAATAGGCATGATTAGACCCTAGTATTTTGCACAATTCATTGTGAAGTGTTAGTCTGTCAGCCATTATACAGTCCCCCCAAATATAAAGTAAGATTTGGATATTCAACCGAAAAGCTTTCAACTTTCCATTTGCTGTTCATCCAAATTACATACTTTATGTAACCAATATTTTCATAAGCAAACTTATCAGCAACAATACTTAATGTATTACTTATAGAAATATCATCATTTACTTTAGTAGAACTATTGTATCTGACAGTTGTCTTGAGTATATCTCCTTTATAAGGCTTTTCGGTCTCTTCAGGAGTGTAAATCCCAGGACTAGTTTCTTTTTGGATTACAAATCCAATTTTTCCATAATATTTAGACATTGCCACTGACCTTGTTCACTTTCATTTTGAATCGATTATGCACCAGCCTTAACTGATTTTGTAACAACAATTGCAGAGTATGGCTTTGTCAGCGCACCAGAGCAACGTGTTTCAATCAGATACTTCTGCTGGTTGTAGTCGATATCAAAGTCATCAAACATCGATACAGCTCCGCCCTTATCAGCACCAAATGTGTAGTCAGCCATGTTAACGAGAATTCCAAGATAATCTGTGTTCTCCATAACTTCTACTGTAACGATGCTTGATACTCTGAGCTTTGTTGCAAGCTTTGTTTCGTCTTCATACAGTGGATGCCCCATTGTATCTTCGAGAAGAAGCATTTCTGTAAGAACTTCTTCGGTTGTAAACAGAGTAGGTGTACCTGTTCCCTTGTAATCCTTACGAGCACGAATAATGCTCTTGATGAGTTCCTTATAATCGATCTTTGCATCTGCTGTAGGAAGTTCGACCTTAACCTTTACAGCGTACAGATCATCATCTGTTGCAATAGGACGAATACTGTCAGTACTAATATGGTCATCAGAAGATGCAGGTCTTCCATCACCAATCAGAGCGGCACGAGCAATTTCCTCATCCAACATAATTCTCATTTCACTCTTAAGCCAAGAAATTACATCAAAATCAGTGATGTCAATTACATCATCACGATCAATCTTCTGCTTCTTGTAAACAGTTGTAGGAGCAGTCGTTCTCTTAAGCAGAGAAAATACTTCTTCAACCTTCTTCTTGCCCTTTGTGTAGCCCTTAGCTCTTGCCTCGTCTGCTGTAATATCTGCAAATGTGGACTTGATACGAGAGAATGGTGTATGCTTTGCACCGTTCATAATTGTAGAAACCCAAGCTGTTTCACGCTTGATAAAATCAGGTGAGCTTGTCAGATTCTTAGCATCTGGGAATAAAGTATCAATATTCTTAATACCGTACTCATCTGCGTGGGCCAGAACGGAGTCCTTCAGTGAACCGTATCTCTTTGCGTCACCAATGATTTCTTCTTCGTCTGCATGTGTCAATTTTTCTTCATCGTTTTCCATGTCGTCTCCTTCAAAAACGTTATATTTCATGTTATCTCCTTCTTCCAGATCCGATTCTTCGGAATCTTCATCATCTTCATCGTCTTCGTCATCATCGTCTTCTTCATCATCGACAATGTCTCCGATAACTGCATAAACTGCGGCCTTCTGCTGGTCAGTCATCGAATCAAAGATTTCTCCAACTGATGCGTTCTCATCTTCTGATTCTTCATTCTCAGCAGAATTTTCTTCATCACTGTGTTCCATTTTTTTCTTCTCCTTTTTAGTAGAGCAATCTGAATGCTCCAATATCACGTCCCGAGTATCAATCTTCTGATTGAAATATATTTCTGCTTCGGTCGGACTTTCGGTCCATCCATCAGAATGTTCAAGCATTACATTTTCTATAGTTGCTCCGGAATTTGCCCCAGCAAGAACCAAACTTACTTCTTTAATTGATCCATGCTCAACATTACGGTTATCATCTTGTGTAAGATGATTTGCAAATATAGATAGATACTCAATATCGCCATGCTTTACTAACTCTTTTGCTCTCTGCCCTTCATCAGTGTCATTGAACTTTCCATAAGCCCATACACCCTCTGGACGATTTTCAAGATAAGCATGCCCTAGTACATTTTCAGGGTCATCATGCTGATGCATCCATACAAGCGGTACTTTCTTTCCGTCATCCTGGGCGAATGCATTCTGCCTGATGGTTCTTCCATCGGTGCAAAGAATGTCGTTTCTGGTAGCCCATCCACTGAAATCATAATTTTCAGATTCCATTTTGATTTTTCCTTTCTATTAATCAGTCGAAGTATTTCTTATTCTTTGGATCTTTCAAGAACTTCTCATAATCCGCATACTCATCATCTGGTATATATGGATTATGTTCGTTAGCAACTTCAGGTTCATCTTCATTTTCACTAGATTCATCTGTTTGTTCCGGAGTAGATACTGCCTGTGTTGCTTCGGCATCTGCCGACTGATTAATATTCTTGTTACGAAGTTCATCTGCTCCCGGATCGTCAGAAGCTGTGAACCCAATAATTCCTCTAACTTCGTTTGAAGTGAGGATTTCATTTCTTGTAAATTTATCTGCAATATCCGCAAGATTATTTACAGGAACCAACTTGAATGGATCACGATAATACATTATTGTCTGACCTTGAGTTCTAGCAGTTTTACTAATGAACTTTCGTTTCATTTCATCAGTAATTGCCGAAATTATTGGTTCGATTATGCGTGTAGTATAGTTAAGCATTGCTTGCTCATTTGCAGTTCCATTCAGTATCTCTGCCGTTATACCTAACTGGCTATATAGCATACTCGTTAGATATTCGATCTGGCTCATCAACTGATTATCAACTGATCTATTGAGCTGAGTAATCTTTTCTGTACCATCAGTATATGCAATTCCATATTTTGATCCCGCAAGTTGCATTTCAATATCCGATCTTCGTTCCTCTGCCTGCCGTTTCCTTGCCGGTGACTTGATTACGTATGGCAACTGAACAATAAGATCCAATTTTCCAGAACTATTCTTTTCATCTGTCATATCAAGCAACGCAAGTTTTCTAACAAGTCTTTTCATTGTCGAATTTGGAGCATTCATAACCGTATAGAATGGATTTTCAATAATTGCAGTTGTGCTTTTAGGAACTATAATGTCCTGTTTTTTACCAGTTGTTTCATTAAATATCCGAACTTTTATAGAAGATGGATACCATTCAAGAATCTTTGCAGTTCTCATTTCAAGAATGTCATAAGAAGATGATTCTTCCGGACTGCTGGTTGCATCTGTTGGCACAATCGCAATGCATCCTTCATCTAATAAAGAAAGGACAGCATCCTGTATGAATTGCCGTCCCGTTTGATCTTTATTTGCATTTAATTTTAAGCAATCATCAAGTCCGTCTTTTATCTCATTCTGAAATTTTTCATCAGTATAAGTTCTAACGTGCTTAATGGTAATTGAGGATACGTCTACTGAAATTCGATTATAAATTGCGGTTACTATTGATCGTTCGTTTCCATAATTCAAAAATGTTCGGTCAGGTCTCATAACAGATCCGTAATACTGTTGTCCAGTATAGAACGTCGGATCACGTTTGTTCATGAAAGCATTCCAGGCACTTTTAAATCTTGAGCCTATTGTTTCTGCCATTGCAACTTCCTTTCATTTTGAATTATTTAACAGTTGTATAAGTTACATGTTTTCCGTTTTTATTGAATGTAAGAACTATCTGTCCTTTGGAATTTATTTTCTTGGAAATGAGATCACCATCGCTTATTCCTGGATTCTGAGAAATTACAGAATTAGCAAAAGAATTCATTCTTTTCTCATTTGATACTTTTCTAGCATTCTCATGGTTAGTTCTATCTGCTCCCCGTCTCACATCATCGTTGATGGTATTCTGAGCTTTAAGCACTCTAGAGCGCTTTTTATTACGATCACTTGATTCTTTATCACCATAGCCTTTACTATCAAATGACAGAATCTTACGTCCTTTTCCATCAATGTACTTAGAGTAAGCAGTTCCATTTGAAGTAGTACCGCTTTCTAGTTCCTTACGATTCTTATAATTAGGATTATCAGAATTCAAATGGTCAAGACGCTTTTTAAATTTCTTTACGATTTTATCCGACTTCTGATTTTCGTATGCAGTTCTTGATTTTCCTCTAGAAACATCTAAATTAGAATTTCTATCAGCTTTAGATTTTTCATACTTAGAACGCTTGAGCCCATCATACGCATCTTTTGCGATTGTCCTATCAGATCTATTTTTTGCGATCTTTTTATTCTCATACTGGGTCTTAGAATATCCATTAATATGATCACTCTGAAGATTGTTCTTAAGTTTCTTACCAGCCTTATTCTGTTCATACTGGGTCTGTTTATGACCTCTATGAGAGTCAGTTCCAACATTCTTGTTAGCAGCCTCTTTTACAGCTTTTTTGCTCTCATACTTAGTTTTTGCATAGCCTTTAATATGGTCACTCTGAAGATTATTCTTAAGTTTCTTGTCAGCTGTTGCTTTTGCGTCTAATG